GCGCGTCGGATCTCCGTCCTTCTCGCGCAGCACCGAGCCTTCCATGAAGTTCGCAAGACCCTTGCGCATTTTGTTGAGCGGGCCAGCCTCAGCCTCCGTCGGATCCATCACCATCAGGCTAGAGCCAGCAGCCAGCGCCGCCTTGCCAGCCTTGGACGCCGGGCCTAACGGACCCGCAGCCATGAACGCGACGTCCGATGCGGACTGCGGGATCATGAAGTCAAGAGCGGCGGTCGTGCGGCCAGCGTCTGACGCCAAGCGCCCCGCTATCCTGCGTGCCTGCTCCTCAGTCCCGCCCTGCGCAATCACGTAGTCATAGGTCTGCTTGGCGATCTCTTCCGGCATACCCATGGTTTTGCCGTAAGCTTGCGAGACAGACTTAGCAGCCTTGTCAGCGTACTTCAGAAGGTAGGATGTGAAGGAGTCATCATCTTTGGCCATGGATCACCACTTAACCTTGTCAGCCCAATAGGCAGCTGAGGACGGACCTTTAGCAATGTTCTCTGCGTGGCGAGACTTGAACGAGGCGCGCTTAGCCTTCATGCGGTCTGACTCGCCCTCTTTAGGCTTACCGGCTGTGCTCGCCCCCTGCTCGCCGAACCGGATGATCTTCTCCTTGCCGCCGACGCTAGTCTTCACAACGTGGGACTTGGTCGGATGGCTCGGGGTGCGCCGAGGCTTGTTCAGAGGCAGACTAGCCTTATCGACGCGAGCGACCATCACTTGCCCCTTGCAGCGCGCATGTTGTCGACGAGGTTCGGGTAAGGCCGACCGGCAGCCTTCGCCGCAGCCTTGGCCGACGCCTTCTTGTCAGATGACAACGCTTTGGGCTTGCCGAGATCAGACGGGCGGCTCTTGGACCAAATCGGCTTGGGCTTCTTTGTCATGGCCATCACCTCACGCTGCATACGGGTTGATCTTGGGTTCGCTCTTGGGCCTCACGTCGTCGATGTCTTTGGCTTGCGGCAGATCGAACCAACCGTCGTTCTTAAAGTAGATGATCGCCTGAGAGAACGTGTCAACATAATCATCGTGCTGCGCGACAGGGAACTTGGACATCTGCTTGAGAAAGCCGTCAGCCCAGCTCACCGTCAATCCCTTATTCTTGCCCGACTCCGGGATCCAAAGCAAGCCCAATTCAAGTGTAGGGGCTGCCTGATGGGCGCGAGACACCTTGTCGGCGTTGCCGGGGTTGTAGCCGACGACCGGCACCCTAGCCAGCCTGAGATCCTGAATCAGGGACTGGCCCGACGCTTTCGCCTCGACCAAAATGCGGTCTGGCCTTCGAGCCCGGTTGTGCGGCGAGTCCTTGGTCATGCCGCCGTACTCGGTCGACCAGTCCTTGATCGCCCGTGCTCTGAGCTCAGGATACGACAGGTGCTCGTCCCATGCGTCGATCAGCATCGCGTTGCGCTCACCCTTGTGGGTGAAGATCGCCCAGACCGTGCACGCGGTCGGATCGCCGGTCGTCTTCTCAGTGAAGGCGCAGTCGTACGACTGCAAGATGTATTCGAACGGCGGCAGACCTTGACCCGACGGCCACATGTTGAAGTGCTGCGTCTTGAGTATGCCGCCCTCAGCAGGCGCGGGATCTTGCTGGAGCTGGCCTGACGTCCCGTAGGCGCCGAGCCGCGACTTCAGCGAGGCGATCTCCTTCTCGCCGAACCGCTCGGGGCAGATCAGCTCGCCCTTCTTCTTGCGCGGGTCGTACTCCCCGAGGCTGGTCCGACGGGTGACGCCGTCCCACTCCGCCGGAATGCAGATGTGCTCCCAGCCCGACATCTCGTCGAGGATCAGACCGCTGATGTCGCGCTCATGCAGACGCTGCATGACGATCACCATGGCGTCGCGCTTGGGATCGTTCAGGCGGGTCGACCAGACCATGTTGAACCACTCGATCGCCGACTCACGCATAACGTCAGACTGGGCTTCCTGCGCCGAGTGCGGGTCGTCGAGGATCAAGCGGGAGCCGCCTTCGCCGGTCGCCGTGCCTCCGACCGACGTCGCGATCCGGTAGCCCGTCTCTGTGTTCTCAAACCGCTGCTTGGCGTTCTGGTCGCCTGCCAGGTGGAACAGATGGCCCCAGCGATCCTGAAACCAGGGCGACTGGATCAGGCGCCGCGCTTTGAGGTTGTCGCGGATGCTGAGCGTGCTGGAGTACGACGCGCATAGGAACTTCTGCTGGGGCTGGGTGATCCACTCCCACATCGGCCACATGACGCTGACGATCGTCGACTTGCTGTGCCGGGGCGGGATGTTGATCAGCAGGCGCGTGATCTCGCCGCTCGTGACCGCCTCAAGGTGCTCGCAGATCTCCTCGATGTGCCAAGACGGCACGAAGTTAATGCCCGGCTCGACGACGTGCCACGACTGCTTGACGAACTCGTACAGCGACGCGGACGCAGCCCGACGATCGCGCTCCCAGTTCACCATCTCCAGCATAGCTTTGGGGTCGAGCGGTGCGTTCATTACTTGGCCGCCGCCTTGCTCAGCATCTTCTGCATCACCAGCAGCTCATCGTCGCTTAGACCCTTCAGGTTCATGGACGCGACCGTGATTGGGCCGCCGTCGGCGCCAGTATGCTCTTGCGTGACCTTGTCGCCGTACTTCCTCGGAGACGTCTTCGCCGCGTGCCACTTGCGTGCGTCGATGCGGTTGCGCGCCCTTTGCGGATCCGTCTCGGTGTCCGAGATGTCTAGGATCTGCGCCGCAAACGTATCCTGCTGATCCTCGCGCGCACGCGCGTAGGCTTCGGCAAACGCGGGCTGCTTCCTGAGCCACCCATAAACGGCATCCAACCCCGGCATGTCGTCGTCAGAACAGATCGACGTAATCGTCCGCCCTTTGGAGATCATGACGCAAATACGCTCAGCGACGGCGACGGTATACGTCGACTTGGCTCCGTCCTGCTGCCTCAACTCAGGCGGTTTCTTTTTAGTCATTCGGCCTCCAGCTTAACTTAACGTCCAGACGCGGACGGAGTGTGGGGGGACGCCCGCGTCTGGACTCTAGCCCTGGGATGGGGCAGGGCTATTGCTTTGACTGTAACACATATTGCCCGAGCGGTGTATCGGAGAGCTGACCGAGGTACAGCTCAATCATCGCCCGCTCGGCTTCACGCTCCTCGACGGTTCTCTTCCGGAGCGCGACGATCTTGCGGATGATCTTGGTGTCGAAGCCATTTCCCTTGGCCTCTAAGTAAATTTGCTTAATGTCTTCAGCGACTGCGGCCTTCTCGACCTCCATCCGCTCAATTCGTTCGATCACTGACTGGAGCTGGTTGTTGGTTATGTCTATCATGTTGTCCTCCATTGACGGCATCGAGGATGTACTGAGCTTGATCGAGGCAGTACTCACACAGCTTCGGGCACACGGGCGAGCCGGTGTACGAGCATAGAGCTGTTGCGATTGTTTCGACCATTTCCCATCCTCTGAGGCAAACCTAGCAGCACCCAAAAAAAAAATCAAAAAAAGTTATCAGCCCACTTGCAACCAGAAATTAGTTCTGGTAGGGTTACTTCATCGGCCCAGACCAACCAACCCCGGAGCCCAGCATGTCCTACGCCCCCTACTACAACACCCCCGCCATGACGCAGCCCGCCCTGAGCGGCCTGATCCATCACGCTGAGACGCGAGTGTTCTTTGAGTACAGCGCCCGCCCCGATGGTGACCGCCCCGGCTTGTCAGTGACTGATTTCCCCTCCCGCGTTTTCACTTGCGACGGCGATCGCGCCGCCCGCATCTTGAAGACCGTGGCTTATGTGGTCATCGACGAGGACGCCGACGGTGAGCCAATCGTCGAGAAATGGCCCCTCGCCAGCAACCGCGCCTACGCAACAATATAGGGGCTTCGGCCCCTACCTACCCAGCCAGCCAGACCAACGGAGACCAACATGACCCAGACTTTGACGCAGACAGAGATCCAGACCCTCGCCGCCGTCTACACCGACGCCATTAAAGACGCGGTGACGACCGACGAGTGGAATGAGATCGTGAGGCGCAATGAGACTGAGTACAACGGCGCCTTCGACGCCACGCACGACTTTGTGGACGCGAACCACTATATCCTCGCGGCGTATGAGGAGATGTTCAGCACGGAGCCGTCTATGGATGAGCGCAACATGATTGAGCTAACATCAGCCGTCGATTACGCTCTCAAAACTTTTTTCAAAAAAGTTTGAGAAAGCACTTGCATCCAGAAATAAGTTCGTGTACGGTCAATTCATCGGCCCAGACCAAACAAACTAACTAAACCCAAAGGAGACCAACATGACAAAGACGCACCCGATCAGCCTCAAGATGGAATACGGCCCCAAGACAATTAATGGCGACTACGCAACGCCAGAAGAGGCGCAAGCGGCGTATTGCAACGCGCGCGATGCCTCTGGGCTTGGTGGGTCGAAGTGGGGTTCAGCGCAGTTGACAAAGGGCAGCGTGAGCTGCGGTTGGATCAGCTATAATGGGCGCGTATGGTCGTCCAAGAATGACTTGATCCTCGTCATGGAAGCCCCCCAAAAATAATTTCTGGATGCTGCATTTTATTGTTGCAACCAGAAATAAGTTCGTGTACGGTCAATTCATCGGCCCAGACCAAACAAACTAACTAAACCCAAAGGAGACCAACATGTCCAACCACTCAGCTCTCGCCGACCGTTACGCCCTCATCAAATCAGAGATCGAAGCCCTGAACAAAGAGCTTGAGAAGGTCCGTTTTGAGATCAAACAGACTGGCGTTGAGCGCCTTGTAGGCGAGCGCGCGATCGTCGAATTCTGTCTCTCAGAGCGTTCAACGCTCGACACCAAGGCGGCTAAAGAGTTCATGACCGCCGACCAAATCGCCGCTTGCACCAAGGTGACGCTGGTCGAGACCCTGCGCATTAAGCCCAACCTCAACGTCGTCGCGATTTAAGGGGGGAACCATGGCACGCAGCGCACCTGAAATAATCGCCGATCTGTTTGGCTGTGACATTGAGGAGGTGAGGCGGGTGGCGTACCAACCCCGCCACCACTTCTCCCCCGTGTACTCTTGGGACGACAGCCCATGGTCCTATCTGTGCTGCCCTCCGGCAGGGCGCCAGCCTCCCAAGAGCATCCCACTGAAGTGGGAGATAGTTGGTTCTCCTTGGTATGACGAAGCGGGTGCGCGACCCGTGTGGGGTATACAGCACAAAAACACCAAAAACTGATCGAACTAGAAATATTTTCTAGATGCAACATTTTCCTGTTGCATCCAGAATAAAGTTCCGGTAAGTTTAATTCATCGGCCCAGACCGACCAAACCAAAGGATACAACATGTTCAACCCCGACACCAAGACCCCCGCCCTCGCCGCTTGCACCTACGTCATCGATGAGATTTCCCTCCCCAACTTCCTGCCGGGCGTCATCTTCTACGACGTGTCGCTGTCGCTGGAAGTGTCCTGTGGCGATGTCTACATCGACAGCGTTTGTTTCTCTGAAGGCCGCAATTTCAAAATCTTTAAGGTCGGTGATTGGATGTTTGACAATTTCGTCAAGGCTATCAACGCCGACGCCAAATGGGCTGACCGCATCATCGACGCTTGCAAGGAGGCAGCGGAATGAGCTTGATCGTCACAATCATCAAGATCACAGACGACATTTCCCCTACGGGGGATTTGTCCTACGCCTTCCTCGACGCATTCGAGGCAGCAATCTTTGCCCATGAGGCGGCAGAAGCCGGACGCAAAGTTCTTGAGCGTAAGCACATGCCGCTACAAACATCTGAAACAGCATTGGAGGACATGAAATGAACAACCCAGTCCAAATCAAACGCGAAGACGACGGCACCATGACCTTGACCTATTTCGGCAAGGTTGTCGGCTGGATTCGGAAAGATCAGGGCTTGCGCTTGTGGCGCGCAATGACTGTGCATGGCGACATCCTGCACCGTGCCAGCCTCGACAGCGCACGCGCTGCCCTCATGCAAGCGTACCACTGATGGACACGGAAACCCTCGCCCGGATCATGGAAGACCACGAGATCCGTCACCGTGATCTCGCCCTTATTGCGGGCCGCACTGAGCGGGCCGTCTCAATGTGGGTCAACGGCGTCAGACCTATCCCACGGGCGTTGGCGTTCGTGTTGCTGGCCCTAGATCAGGACAAAATATCGCCAGCTTCTCTC